GCAAAACATCCTAATGTGACATGGAAAGAGCCACTAGATGTTGCACGGTTTATTGAGGCTATAAAAGGCAGTTTGAAACTAAGTGTGTCCGTTGACAACGGAGCACTGAAGTATCAGGCTGTTGGCAGAGCATCAGGAGACGGGTGGACAACTTTTGGTAACACTATGTTGATGTTATCCTATTGGGAATACACATTCCATTTGGCAAATATTAAAGACTATGTTCTTAAAGTGAAAGGAGATGATGTCTTGTTTGCTTTGGCTAAATCAGAGTTGGATAGATTTAAGAAATGTGTATCAATAGTGTTTACAGACCGAAAAGACGAACATCAACATGGGCTAGGACAGATATGTAAGAAGATTAATTTCGGTAATTTAACCGAGCTCGATTTTCTGTCCAATGAATTCTTTTTAACGTCACAAGGTAACTATAGGATGACAAGAATTCCCGCTAGAGTCATACAAACTATGCCCTGGTCGACTAAAGTTCCTAAGAACATTCCAGTCGTGACACAAGACCGGATTAGGGCAGAGCTCTGTTACTCGAAAGGAAAATGTTTAAAAGCTTGGGCAGATGGGCTTCCAATATTTGGGGCCCTAGCTGACAAGATGATTGAACTTGGCAGAGAGGGAACACACTCATCATTTGATGAGCATGCAGATGCTGCAAGAGTGTGGTACCAAGATCGTGATGATTATGATGCTTACCTGTACTATTTAGAGAACAGGTATGGCATTAGTAAGAAAGAAGTTCGCCAAGTTGAGAAGGAAATTAAGCGCATCGATAGGTTGACAGGCATGATAGAACTTCCACAGCTCGAGAAGTTTTATGCCCGGGTCATGTAGTTCGTTTTGCGTAGAGATGCCATCACTTCAATGACAGCGATGCTGGTCTTTGGGAGCGGACCCAGTATATGGTAGCAAGGGAACAATCACAAACCACATGATGGTTTGTGGGTACTGGATATAACTTGCGAAGCACATACAACGGGACCCCAGACACTTCTGGTCGCAGTAGAAGAAGTGAAGGGTGGTTAAACAACCACAAATTGTTTAATTCATCTCTACCCATTAACCACAACTTAATGGAATGTCACAACAAAACGACTCAAAAACTACACAACAACCACAACCTGGAATACCAGGACAGCTATCTCGAGGAACCATACAAGATTCGAAAGCTGACACAAAAGGTAGTTCAAACACTAGCACTGAATACACAGGTCCCAAACAATCCGGACCAGCAGTGCAGTCCAAGTCGAAAGTTGACTCAACCAGCACAAGCAGCAAGGTCAAGTCAGGAGATTCATCAAGCGGAAGTGGAGGCTCAGGAACACCCCTCATCAAACCTAAGCCTAATCCCGTCCAACTATCCCCAATCAAACTCATCAGCTCTGATGATACCTCCTATGAAGACACCAAGCAAGAGGAACCAAAGCCCGCAAAGCCCGTTATCTGGAGAGATTCGTACGGCAATATTGTCTCCGAACAATACGTCAAATCTCAGACAGCAGACCGCAATTGGCGAGCTAACAACGTGCAGCAACCTAACAAGGGCGCTGGACCTGTTGGCAAACCCCCCAAGGATAACAAGGCCCAGCGAGATCAGAGACCTCCAGCTAATGTTGACCAGCCTCAAAGGCAGCCTGCTCCAGTGCAGCAACAAGTGCAGCTCCCGACACCAGCGCGTCATCCGCCAGACAATCTTGATGTTAGTAAGGGAGTTGTCGCAGCATTCAAGTCAGATTACTTATTCTCTGCTCCAGCCACCGAAAAGCTCCGAGAGTACTTCAAACACCTACAGCTCGGACAAGATAAATCCCGTCTTCTTTTGGGAGATAAACAAGGGTTTATCGATCACCCACACCCAGTAGGTGCGACAATGCGTTCACACTTCCACAATCTCATAATGTATAAGTACCAGGCCAATGGCAGGGTGCTAGACATTGGGGGTAGTGCAGTGAGGGCCATTAATCGATACCAGGTGATGAGCCCAGGGTATGCCAGAGTAGCTGATACAGGCACAGAGCCTCGAAGTTTGCCATGGGTTTTTAGAACCCACATGATGTGTCCGCAACTAGGGGCACGTGATGCAATCCGGCAATCCGAGAATCACTGGCGCCTCAAAGATGCAGTAATCGAAC